ATGGCGAACATCGGGGGTGACATCCCCGAGCCTGAGCGTCAGCCGCTGCAAGACATAGCGAAAGCGTTCGGGGAGGCGGTGCGGCGCTTAGCGCTCGCCAAAGGCCTGCCCGCGTCCAAGCAAGCCGTTTGGAATGCGCAGTGGTTCTTCGGTGCGGTCGATATCTACAAACGAATTGCGGACCTCAAAGAAAAGCTAGAGCAGCGGCTGAATTCAACCGTTGGCAAAGCAGTTTAGAGCGTTCCAAGTCAAAGGTCGTAACGATGCGCTCGAATGGATTGTGGGCTTCGCTACTCATAGTCGTGTTGGTGGTTGGCGCTGGTGTCGCCGGTCTGATCGCGCTTTTTCTCTATACGAACACGCAGTTTGTGTTGGGAGTGTTCGGCGTTGGCGTTGCAATCATTACGGCTTCGATCAATTACCGCGCTGCGAAAGAAAAGGAAATCGACTCTCGGCTGTTCGCTGACAAGAGGACTGTCTACACCGAGCTAGTCGGAACGGTGATGGGCTTATTCCACGACAAAAAGATCAATCCGACGGAAGAAGAGCAGAAGTCCCTTGTCAAAAAACTCCAGGGCCTGCGGACGCAGCTTCTGGTGTGGGGCAGCGCTGATACTCTTCAAGCGTTGGATCAGATGAGTGGGCTTCAACAACCCGACACGTCGGGCTTGCCTATCGCCGGGACCAGATGGCTGGCGCGGCTATTTTCGGCGATACGAAAAGACCTTGGCCACAAGGACCCGCCCGGCGCGGCGTTAGAGATGGCGTTGGGCATGCTGAACGAGCCGGACCGCTCCAATATGCGCGCGGCGATGGCGAAGTTACCGAACTAACCGTCTTTGTCTTATCCCGCGCGCGATGCACGTTCTGCGCGACGCTTGGCGTTGATGCGCTCTTTGTTGCGCTCGTAGTAGGCGCGGCTCTTCGCTTTGAATTTCTCCGGGTCGGCCGCGTAGCGGTCGCGGTCGTGCTGGCGGAAGTAATCGCGATTCTTGTCTTTCCATTTGTCGAATGCATCGCGGATGCAATCGGGATTGGCCTTCGCCCATCGTGCTTGCTGCAAGCGGTGCAGTTCGCGTTGACGCGCAATGTAAGCGTCGGAGTTCGCGCGCGCGGCCGTGGCGTTCTCGCGGTCGATTTTGTTGTTGTGCTTTTGCGCGTCAGACAGCTTAGGCTTGGGCATCGGCTTGCGACTTCAATCGAGCGTGACGCGCGCGGCGCAACGCGTTGATGTGTTCGCGCTTTGCGGAGAGGCGAGCACGCGCAGATGCGTTGTATTCGTCGCGGTTCGCCTCGCGATGGGCAAGCTTCCAATCGCGGTCATACCGGCGTTCGTATTCTTCGCCGCCGAGTTCTGCCCATCGTGCGGCGTAGGTCGGACGCCAAACCTTCTTTGTTTGGCGGCGGCGTTCCTTTCCGCATGCGGGACCACACGTGATTGCCATTCCGCGATGCGGGATGATTTCAAATTGTTCGCCACACACGACGCAATCGCGAGACTTAGACATCAACCGCGCTCCCCTTGCATGAACTTTGAGCGATAAACCGCTTGCGCCGCGCCGGGCTTCACGATCTCGCGCAACTCATTTTCGCGGCGTGTCAGGTCAACGCCGACAAGCTGGCGCACGGCCATTGCATAAACGATGCCGTCGAGCGCTTCGGCGCGGGCGCCCTTGATGCGTTCCCAGCGGCGACGCGGTTGACCGGCTTTATAAAACGTCACGCGGCGTTCGCTCGTGAGTTCGGCGTAAAAGCGCGGCGGCAGTTCGGCGCTAAAGCGAACATGGCCCGCGCGCTCTAGCAATCCATAGAGGCGGCTTTTGCATGCGTCGGCGCCGACGATGTAAAGCCAAGGCTTAGTCGATTTCTCGATAAGTGGGCGGTCGCCGTCGTGGCCTTTGATGCTAACGATGCGACGCGACGCGCGGGGCTTCGTGTAAGAATAGATGATGTCGGTGTCATTGCCGGAATCGACTGCAGCCGCATCGTATCCGATCGCACCGCCCAACGGATGCGGGAAGCGGCGTTTCAGCAAGTCATCTAGCTCGCGCCATGTTTCGTCAGCGGTCGGCGCGCCGTGAATCGTCTCATAACCCATGACGAACATTTGAGTCGCGGAATGCCCAAGCGTCACGATTTCGAGCCCATAGGCTTGCACGTCCACGCCGGCCGTGATGACACGCACGTCCGCCGGGATGTCAGCCAAGCCGAACGACTCCGCGCGCTTTGCTAGCTCGTGTTCGTCGAACCCGTCGCCGCTGCGATCATGGAACGGCTCGCCCATGAGCGTGTTCGTCCACACGCGCAGCAAGTCAGGGTCTTTCTTGGCTTCCAAGAACTCGCGCACGATTTCCGGCCATGCGGCGTTCGCTAACGTCGAGATGAGCGCGGATGTTTTGAAGCCGGCGTGACCTTTCACGTGCGGGCGCGTTGCGCGCCAGCGGCCGGCGTCCACCATCGCCGGCTTGCTCGACTCCTCGATCACGCAACCGTTGGCGGGGCAGATCATGTGCGCGGTGTCGGGCAGATGTTCGCCCGCTTCGGACTTGTCCCAATGGACGTGAGCCCATTTCGGCTCAAAGAAGTCGCCGCAATGCGGACACGGTAGCTCGAAGATGCGTTGATCGGAGTCGCCGTAGGCTTTCATAATGTTGGACGTTTCGGCGTCGGTAGGAGTCGAGGCCATGAAGATTTTGCGGTTCGCGTAAGAGACCGTGCGCTTCTCCGCGAGCTTGATGGGTGAACCTTCGGAGTTCGAGGGGTCGTAAGCGTCACATTCGTCCATGAGCAACATGCGGACGGTGTGACGGCGCAACATGCGCGGCGCCGCCGCGACGCACTTGAACGAGCCGCCCGGAAAGCGACGGCTTAGGATGGTCTCGCTTTTGGCCTTCGTGCGGGTGAGCAGGCCCGCGAGCGATGGCGACGCGGCGAACGTCGGCTCAATCGTGCTCAACACGAAGTCGCGGGCATCGTCGAGCGTGGGTTGAACGGCCAAGATCGGGCACGGGTCATTGGCGACGAACGCGCCCACTGTCGCGGTGATGAGCGCCGTTGCGCCAATGCGGACAGGCTTCACAAACGAGATGCGCGATATCTGTGGATCGTCCACCGCGTCGCAGATGCCGCGCTGATAGCTGAATAGGCGCATGGCGCCGGGCGTGGCGGACACGTCGGCCGGCAAGTACACATTGGCCTCGATAAAATCCGCCAAGGCGATCTTCGGAGGCGGTTTCAGCGAGCGCGCGCAAACGCGTTGGCGAATTCCCTCGATTGAAGAGAAACGCTTTAGCGGGCCGCTGGCGGCCGTTTCGGGTTGGACGGGCTCAAGCATCGCCGGACCCTCGCGCGCCAGCGGACGCCGCCAGCGCGGTCAATGTGGCGCGGATTTCGGTGTCTATGACCGCCACGGTCGCGCGGTCGAGCGCGCACTTCGACCCGACACGGGCGGGTAGCGCCAAGAGCGCGGCGCGGAGATCGGCAAGCAGGCTTGCCCATTCCGACTCAACGTCGGCGGCCGGTACGAGTTCGCCGCGCATCTTCGCGTTTTTGAGTCGCGTGTGTTCGGCCTGTTCGAGCACGAGCTTTTGGCGATGGTCCGCGACTGGACGGCCGCCTTTGTTCGGCGCCGGCGCGGGGCCAAGCATCTCTTCCAATGAGCGACGGGGGCGGGCTGGAGTCATGGCGTTGAATCAGTTTTCGGTTTGCACGTTTGAAAGCTTCGGCTCCATGCACCCGCAGCGGCCCCACCGGCCAAGGGACCCGCTGTCTCCGGTGTCTCCGATGTTTCCGGTGTCTCTAGTGCCAATCTTGCGGGCGTGTGCGCGTGTGCGCGTATGCGCATGCGCATATGTGTAATCTTACTGGAGACACTGGAGACACTGGAGACAGCGCCATAAAAGCCTTGGAATGTAAGGCTTTCGCTGTCTCCGGTTGGAGCGCTCGCACTGGAGACAACCGGAGACATCATGCCCACTCCACCTTGGAATCTAGCCATTCCTCGAAGTCGGCGCGGCAATCGGAAAGCGATGGCAACTTGTAGAAGCGGATACGTTCGGCCTTCACGCGCAATTGGTTGGTGCGCTCCATGCCCGCGCAAACCTCTTTCAGATCGCGCCCAAAAGACTCAGCGGTCGGCAAGTCGCCGTGATGACGGCGCCCGCGCATCCAGATTTCAAAGGCGTTGCGCACGTCGTCGGTTCGCACCTTCGCCGGGCCATCGTGCCAATCGGGCGCGCCGTCGAAGTCATCCGGCGAGTCCACCGGCAACACGCCTTCGGCCAAGACCTCATGCCACCATGCAGCGACGCCACGAAGGCCGGTGATCTTCTCCGCCGCGAGCGCTTTGGTTTGAGGGATGGTGCGAACGTCCACGCAGGAAAGGTCGAAGCGATCAAGACGGCGGAACAGATCGCGGTAGCCGCCAGCCTTCATCTCGCGGTCCATGGCCGCAAAATACTTGCCGTCCTTGGCGCGGCCATCGCCGACGTGAAACACGGCGTAGCGGCGTTCTTCGTGGCGCGCGGGCACGCTCCAACGCTGATTGCTCGTGATGATGTAGCGGTGATGTGACTTAAGCTGAATCACGTCATGGCCCTTCTTTTCGAGGTTGAAGGTCGGGCCGGTAATCATCTCTTTCAGCGCGTTCTCTGCGGCCTTGTCGCCGGACCAAAACGACTCTTCCAAATGGACACACAACTTATCCGCAAGGTGCGCGTTGAACTGCCCGTGCATTCCGCGCGGCGTGTTGACCTTTGCGTAGTGCGGAGTGAACAGCGCGCCGAAGTGCTCAATCGGAGAAGATTTGCCGACGCCGGGCGCGCCCTTCAACACGAGCGCGGTTCCCGGCTTCTCGCCCGGTCGCTGGATCATGTGCGCCATCCAGCCGATGAGCCAATCGTAATGCGCTTGCTTGCCGCGTGCGACGTTCTCAAACAGGTGATCTAGAAAGCGCTCGCACGTCTCGGCGCCGCGCTCGTGTTTCGTGAAGCCGCGCCATAGGTTGTAGCAGCCGCGCGACTCGCCGGTTGGATCGAACACAATCGACTCGTATTCGCGGCGCTGCTCGTGCTGCATCCAGATTTGCGACCATGGCGTGAACTTGTCGGCTCCAGTGGCGGTCTTGGTCCACTCGCCTTTGTTTGCGCTCCAATCGTGAAACTGGCGCGGCGTCATCAACATGAAGCCGCCGGCGCCGTCCTCGCGAATGATGCCCTTGCCGGGAATGAACGCGTGTCGTTTGTTCAAACGCTTCACGATCTCCCAATGCTGCTCGAATTCGGGTTCGTTGGAGTTTGCTGGCGCGTCGCCTAGCAACTCCGCGAGGGAACGGCGCGCGCTCATATGGCGGCCTCCGTCGCGTAGAACTCGCGAAGGGCGTCATGCGCTGCTCTGCGGCTCACAACGTCGCTCGCGGCGCGTAGGCGGGCCACAAGCGTCAAGTGCTTGCGGTCCATGAACATCGCGCGTTCGCGCTGGGGACGCGTTAGATTGCGTTCGTCGAGCCAAGGCGGGGTCGGGCCAGCGCCTTCGCCGTGGTAGAACAAAAACTCGCGGCGCTCGCGCCACGCCAGCAGTCCGCGAGGCCAGCGGCGGCGGCCCTCGATAATCGATTTCGCTTGCGCACGCACAATGCGGCGCTTGGCGCACATGCCCGCCGTTGGCTCGGTGGCGTCGTAACGCCAAAGCTCGCCTTTAAGTGTGATTTTCTCGGGCGGCCCGTTGACTTGGCCCGATGCGGCTTCTTTCGTGGACATGACACTTCCTTCTTGCAGTGCGGGGTGTGTTTCCCTCTTGGCCGCCGATGTGATTTCCCCGCATCGGCGGCCGTTTTCATTTCATCCGGTGCTTGCGCGAAAGCTGCGCAGATGGGCGATGCGTCGAGCGCGTTGCACGTTCACCGGCACATGATTCCACTTCCCGCGCGGCGGTTGCCACGTCGCCAACATCGCTTGCGCGTCGGCGGCCGTCACAACGCGCAAGCACGCGCCGGACAACTTGGCCACGGGCACGCGCACAACCGCGCGACAATGGGCAAGCGGCTCGATTGTGAGAGCGGCGAAGGTCTCGCCAGCGGCGGACACGTGACCCACGCCCACGACACGGCAAGCGCCGTGCATGGGGTGAGCGACGTAATCGCCGGGCTGGAAGTCAGCGGCGCCCATTAGGACAGCGCAACCGGAGTGCAGAGCTTCACGCGGACGGTACTCGCGCCGGCGCCGGCGGCCTCGGTGCAGACGCCAATCTGCACTTCCCATTCGCCGGCAGAGTTCGAGTCGGTGTCGCCACCGCTGCGAGCCGTCTTGGTCGCCGTGTCGAAATAGACGGGCGCGCCTACGGTGAACACGTCGGCGGCATTCTTGGCGATGTCGAACACGCCAACGGTGGCGATGTCCACTTGAGCGCCGTTGTCAGCGTCGCCGCAGGCGATGCCGAACAATTGCGCAATCAAAACCCCTTGGCCGCTTTCGCAGGGATACGGGGCCGCAACAGTCAGATTGTTGCCGGGGGATACGAAGTTTTTCATTTCAGTGGTCTCCAAATTTGGAAGTGTTGAAGCGGATGACGTTCGGAGCTTGAGAGCGGAGCGCGTCAATCTGCGACTGCACTGTTGCCAGTGCGCGTTGCATCGCGGCCGGGCTCGCAAACGTGACCTGTTCGCCGTTGGCGTCGGTCACGCTCAAGACACCCTTGGCGAGTTGGCGCACGAGATTGTCGCGCGCCGTCTCAAGTTCGGTGATCGTGAGACCCGCCATTAGGTGTTCGAGTCCTCGCCAGCGTTGTAGGCGACGCCACGGAAGTCACGAGCGCCGACGCCAACGTCCAGAGTCACACGCCACTCACGGCCAAGGATTTCCCAGCCATCGCGCGCGGACACTTGCGGGCCTTCCGATCCAGCCAAGCCGCCGAGATAAAGCGCCGGGTTACGCGAGTCCGCGAGGTAGAAGCCCCACGGGTTCACGTCTTCCAAGCGCGGCTCGACAGCGACGTTCAACTTGATGGGTTGCGCCTCGCTCGTGGCGGTCGGGTTGATCGCCGCGACGAACTTTTCCGCTTCGGTCAAACGCGAGGGCGCCACGATGATCGTGTCCGGGCGAACGTCGATGATCGTCACGCCGTCCACGCCGCGTTGCGTGAGCATTGCAACGCGCATCGCGGAGATGCCCGCCTCATCAATGCCCGCCGTTTCTGCGGCGGTGATGAGGTTGCGGTGATCCGCGTGGAACATCGTTTTGGTGTCGAACATCGTCGGACCAAGGCCGCCCGCTTGCGTAAGCTCGCGGATGACAAGATCGGCAACGGTGGCCGCCGCTGCTTGCCCGGCGTCTCGTGCGAAGTCGCCAAGCTGGTTGTAAGCGTCGTTTACTTGCAGCTTGCGACTTGCGGAGAACATGGCGCCGTAGGTGTCCACGGCCCAACCTTCGCGCGCCTCACCACGAGTGACGCTTTTGATTTCGCCGCTCTCCGTCACCTTCTGCAACATCGGCAATTCGCCGAGTTGATGGATGTTTTGCTTGCGGAAATCGTTCGCCGTGACCTTCTGCGTAAAGACACCAACCGCAGGCGAGAGCGCGACGTTGTAAGCGTTGCGGACGGCCGACCCGAGTCCGATGTCCAGCATGAGGCCGAAATCGGACGTAGTGTGCTGCCCACCGTTGCGCGTTTGAAACGCCATGGTGAGAAGCGCTTCACGGCTCATACCGCGCGTGCGGATGCCGCTGGCCTCCAACCAATCGCGTGCTTGGTCTTCGACGGTCAACGCGGCAAACTCACGAGCGCGCTCATTCTTGGTTGCAACACCAAGGTAGCGAGCGGCGAAGCCTTCCGCGCGAAGCTGCAACGTATCTTCCAGCGACGTGCCCGGATTGATGACGCGAACACGCGGCGCTTTGTTGCTGCGCTCTTGCATGATCTCGTAGGCGCGCGATTGCGCTTGCTCGACCGTGCCGTCAGCGTCGATGATGGCGTCGGCTTCCGTTGCCGCGCGCGTCAGATCGGTTTTGAGCGCTTCGCGGAAAATGTCGCGAATTGCGGCGCGGGTTTCCGCGACGGTGTTTTCGTTCGCCGACTCGTTTTCGAGTTCGACGTTTTCGGGCGCCGGATTGGCGGCGCCGCCCTTGGTCTTCTTAGTCATGGGATGACCTCGTGTGACAGCGCCACTATCAGCGCCAATTGGAACGAACGATGCCTCGCGGATTGCCCACGCCAGCGCCGTTCGCAAACGCTGACCTTTGGAGTCGGTGGAGTCGGCCCAACGCGTGACGCGGTAGCCAATGGAGAGATTGCGCAGGATGCCGTCTGCGATGTCGCGCACTATGCCGGCGACATCATCGCGGGATGAAAGCTTGATGCGCGCGCGGATTTCCCCGGCCGCTTTCCACGCCTTTTCAATCACGCCAAGCACGGCGCGCGTGCTGCCTTGGTTGTGGGCGTCGAGCACGGGCGCGCCAGCGATGCCGCGAAGATCGGCGTTCGCAATCGGCAAGCGCTCGATATAGCCGGCGCGTTGCACGTCGGCGCCCGTCGAGATGACGGCCTCAATCGTGTTCGTGTCGGGGTCGTAAGTCGTGGGCGCGAGCGACGCGGCGCGCAAAATCAGATCATTCGGCATTGGAGTTCGAGTCCTCTTCTTCGGTCTCGCCTTCGGATTCGGCGGGCTCTTGGGCGTGCGGGTCCGCTTCGATGTCCGCGTCAACGCGTTCAATCGCTTCGCCACGCGCGGCGATGGCCTCTTTGCGGCTCATCAATTTCGCTTCGAGTTGCGCCACGGTCGCTTGCACTTGCTTGAGCGGGTCGGCCTCGGGCATCGCCGGGAATCGCCACTCGGGTTGCGCGGTGTCCGCGTCGCCGCCATTGCGCAAGGACTCGGTGAGCGCCCAACGTTTCCAGATCGGCGCGAGCAATTGCGGAACGATCACGTTGTATTGCAGCGCTTCGAGATATGCTTTGAACGTGATGAGCGCGGCGCGAAGGCTCGAATAGTTGGCGCGGCTGACGTTCGCGGAGACCATGAACGCGGGTACGCCTAGGCCCGCCGCGATGGTCTCGATTTGCGAAGTCAGGAATTCGATGGACTGTTGCGCAGCCTGCGGATTCGAGAAGCTGATTTTGTAGCCGGCCGGCAAACGACGCACGACTCCGGGCTCAAGCGAAACGTCGAGCGCGTCGCCATCCTTCTCCCCTTCAAAGGGGAGGCCGCCAATTCCGTTTTGATCTTCGAGGAAGCCGGCGTGAAGCGCGGCGACTTGGAAGCCTTTCAACAATGCGTCGGAGAGAAGACCCAAGTCCGCGAGCTTGAGCAGCACGGGCGCAAACCACGACACGCCGCGAAGTTGGCCGATGCCATCCGGGCGCATCAAATGGAGCACGTCAGCGGCGTCAACGCGCACGGGTTGCGCGTAGGTGTCGAACATTTGAGTCGGGACGTAAGGCTTGATCCAATAGGCGACGCGCTCGCCTTGCGCGCTGAATTCGACGCCTGCCGCTATGTAAGCGCCTCCGCCAAGATCAGCGGACTTTGACTCGTCGAGTTGTTCGGCCGGGTAGAGTTGGAGCTTGAGACCGTCCGCGCGCTGGCGGAAGACCAAGAGCGACTCGCCGTCAACAATCATTGCGCGCACGGCTTGCGCGACAATGCCGCCAAAGTCGGCGCGGCCGTCTGCGTCGCATGTATTCCAAAACTCGTTGATGAAAGACTCGGCGTTCGCGTGCGCAGGCATCGGACCCGCGCCGACGCTGTAAGTCACGAGCGCATTGACGGCCGCTGCGGCGTTGCCATCGTTCGCGACGTAATAGCGAGCCTTGGCGCGAACCTGCGAAGCCGCTGCAAGTGTTTCCGTCGCCGTGCGGCCCATGCGAGCTTCACGCGGGAAGCGTTGCCATCCGGCCGCGTCGTAACCACGCGTGCGAAGTTCTGGCGCGAGAGCGCGAGCGATTGCACGCGTTGCGCGGCGATAGAGAGAAGCACGCGACATCAATCACTCCCAGGCTTTTGGACAAAGCGTCGGAGCGCGAGACCGCAATGCACGCGGACGGAAACGAACGGATGTTGAGTTTCGGAAAGCTCGATTTCCGTTTTCACGGAGTCGAGCACATCGACTTGCCAGAACAGGCGTTCGTCTTCCGCGTCGAAAACCTGCGTAACCACGAGCGCCGGAAGATCGGAGTCGAAGGGATATGTCGAAGCGCACGCGAGAATGTGCGCAATCCACGAGCACCCCGGCGCGTTCGAGGAGTCTTCGGTGAGGCCGTCATAGACGTGGCGAAGCAGGGTGCGGTCTTGAGCGCCCATCTCCCAAAGCGCGCGAACGATGGCCGCCGCAGCCGGGACTAGCGGGTCATAGAGCCCGTGGGGCTTTCCCCCATCGGCTCCGATTGCGCCGATAGCGGGGAAAACCTGCCCCGAGAGCTTACGGAACCACGCGGCGGCCTGCGCCTCCGTGAAGCCGGGTCCGGCGAGTTGTTTGGCGATCTCGTTAACCTTCAAAGCTTGGCGACCCATCGGCTTTCCCTCTTGGCAGACGCCTCTCATACACTACTCAATCGATAGAGTCGAGTCTGAGGAGATTGTGATGGGAAATGGCGAGGAGTCAGCGCGGACGGCGGCGCTTGAGCAGCGGTTCGCGGCGCGCGGCCATCAATGGAAGATCGTCAGCACGTCGGACACGAATGCGCAGCGCGAGCTTGCAAAGCTCGGCTACGGCAACATTGACGGCTTCGTGCTTCTGACAACTGCGGGAGGCGAGGTCGTCGAAGGACGGGTGTTTCCAATGCTCGACGATATCGAAGAGTTCGTCGCGTTCATGGAAAGCTGTGCTCGCGACTAATCGCGGCTACATCCGTTCCGGTCCAAGCAATTCGGAAACCGTGCGGCGTCGCGCGAGTGCATCCACGTAGTCCGCCCACCAAGCCATAAGGGCTTCCCGCTCTTTCCAGTGCGTCGAGCGATGATAGGCGCGCCGAACCGCGTTCGCGTCTTGGTGGCCTAGCGTGAGTTCAATGGCGTCCGATGAAAAGTCCGAGTGCTCGTTCAACAGCGAGCTAGCAGACGCGCGGAATCCATGCGCGGTGTGCGTTTCGCCATCGTAGCCAAGAGTTCGCAGCGCCGCATTCAAGCTATTGTCGGAAATCGACCGCGTGCTTGAACGCTCACCCGGAAAGCAAAGGCGTCCATCGCCCGTGATCTCCTTTAGCTCTTTGAAGATAGCGATGGCCTGCGGACTTAGTGGAATCCGATGGGCGCGCCGCATCTTTGCTCGCGTCTCGGGCACGATCCAAACGCGCTCTTTCAGATGAACTTCATTCCACTGCGCAAGCCGGAGTTCGCCCGGCCTCGGGAAGCAATAGGCGAGTAGCACGAGCGCGCATCGCATCATCGGTCGGTCGTAACCTTGGATCGCGCGCACAAGGCGCCCGAATTCCTTTGGATGGGTGATAGCTGCGCGGTGCTTGACCGTGGGGGTCGCGATCTCCCCGCGAAGCGCGGGCGTCGGGTCGTGAGCGGCTAAGCCACTTGCGACGGCCCGGCGCATGACTTGGCCGATTGCCGCGCGGAGTCGACGCGCCGACTCCAGCTTCCCCTCTGCTTCGACCTTCCGCAGGATCGCCAGAACGTCAGGCGCCGTGATCCTGTCCACAGGGATCGGGCAAAGCGGCTCCGCCAGCGTCTTGAGCAGCCAGCGCCGCTTGCGGATGGTGACTTCGGCTTTCCGCTCGCGCTGCAACTTGGCGAGCAATTCGTCCGCGACTTCGCCGAACGTGTTAGCCTTCGTGATCGGCGCGCGAAGTTTCTCCAAGCGACGCTCCGCGCTCGGATCGACCCCAGCCTTGATGCTTGCGCGCGCTTTCAGATGCGCCTTGCGGGCTTCCTCGATTTGCACATCGGGAAATACGCCAAGCGATAGCGTCAGCCGCTTGTCGTTGAAGCGATAGTCATAACGCCAATACTTCGAGCCGTTCGGTTGAACGAGCACGTAGAGCCCGCGACCGTCCGTCAAGCGATATGGAGTTCGCTCGCGGCGTGCTGCTTCAACGTCGTTGTCTGATAAGCGCATGACAGTATGACCCACCAAGAGTTTGGATCATTACCGATTACAATACTGTCAAATCCACTGCGTGCGGGTCCCACGCGAAATTCGCTCTACGCGCGCGAAATCGCGTTAACGCCTGTTAGCACACATCTTTTCTGACTTAATCGCGCCTAGCGCGGGTCTCTTAAGTGAGGGGATGGTGCCCAGAAGAGGACTCGAACCTCCACGCCCTTGCGAGCGCCAGCACCTGAAGCTGGTGCGTCTACCAATTCCGCCATCTGGGCACGGGGCCCCGCGGGGCCAGCAGTAGAGCGCGGGGGTTTAGGCGAGGCGTGGGGACGCGTCAATGGCGCTGCGGAGGGTCGCCGAGGGCTTGTTGGCGGCACGAGAGACCTCGGGAACGCCGTTGAAGCGGGGGGCGCGCTCTTGGCGGGGTCGCGCCGCGCCTATAGGTATCCACCCCCATGACTCCGCGCGACAAAATCCGAAACTTTTCCATCGTGGCTCATATCGACCACGGCAAGTCCACGCTCTCGGATCGGCTGATCCAGGAGACCGGGGCGATGACGGCGCGCGAGATGACCAGCCAAGTGCTTGATTCCATGGACATCGAGAAAGAACGCGGGATCACCATCAAGGCGCAGACCGTGCGTCTCGAATACAAGGGCCACATTCTCAACCTGATGGACACGCCCGGCCACGTGGACTTCGCCTACGAGGTGTCGCGGTCGCTGGCGGCTTGCGAAGGGGCGCTGCTGATCGTGGACGCCAGCCAGGGCGTGGAAGCGCAGACGCTGGCCAACGTGTATCAGGCGCTCGATCTCGACCTGGAGATCGTGCCGGTGATCAACAAGATCGATCTGCCGGCGGCGGAGCCAGAGCGGGTGAAGGCGCAGATCGAGGAGGTGATCGGGCTCGATGCGAGCCAGGCCATCCTCGCTTCGGGCAAGACCGGCGAGGGCATTCCCGAATTGCTCGACGCGATCATCGAGCGGTTGCCGCCGCCGAAATCGGGAGACGCGGATGCGCCGCTGAAGGCCTTGCTGGTGGACGCCTGGTACGATGCGTATCTCGGCGTTGTCGTGCTGTTTCGGGTCATCGACGGTGTTGTACGAAAGGGCATGCGTATCAAGCTGATGCAGACC